CCTTCGGGGTTCGTGTCAGGCCACGCCGATACCTCGCAATGGACGCTGGACAACTTTGGCGAGATCCTGATTGCCTGCAACGACTCGACGCAGAAGATTTACGAGTACACCGCAGACGGTGGGGGTGATGGCACAATCATCACCAACGCCCCCGACGCTGTAGCAGCGTTCGTCACCGAAGAACGGATCATTGTAGCAATCGGGGCCGACGGTAACCCCCGCAAGGTGAAGTGGTCCGATCAGGAAGCGCGGACCACATGGACGGCCACAGCCACCAACCAGGCGGGCGACTTAAACCTCACCACCAACGGGATTGGGATGTGTGGGGGCCGGATCAGGGGCGGCGGCCTCGTCTGGACGACAGATGACATTCACCTGATGCGCTATCTCGGCCAGCCCGACATCTACGGCATCGAGCGGGTCGGCAATAACTGCGGCATCATCGGCCGCCACGCGTTCATGATCGTGGACTCTGTCGCCTACTGGATGGGGCAGAACTCGTTCTTTCGGTATGCCGGATACGTTGAACCGCTCCCCTGCGATATCTCGGATGATGTCTTTACGAACATCAACACGACCTATCGGGGCAAGGTCTGGTGCAGGCACGATCCGGAACACGGAGAAATCTGGTTCTGCTATCCGCGGGCGACAGCCGAACAGCTTCTCGAGGATGGGGAAGACATGCTGCTCGAGAACGGCCAGCAGCAGCTTCTGGAAGGCGGGGGCAGCGAATGCACGCACGCCGCTATCTACAACTACCGGGAAGGCCACTGGAACCACACGCCCATGGCAAGGCTCGCAGGGTTCCAGGAGGGGGTGTTCTCGCGCCCGCTGATGGTCAACGCCGCGGGGGCAATGCTCTACCACGAGACCGGCTGGACCTATGACACAGGATCAGTGCGCAAGGCTGTCTCCGGGCCGGTTGAACTGGGAGACGGAGAGAGCAGGCTCCAGATCGACGAGTTCATTCCCGACGAACTGGCGCAGGGCGATTGCGAAGTGGTGTTCTACACGCGCGACACGCCCAACTCGTCCGAGAGCACAATCGGGCCATTCAATGCGGCTGACCGGGTAGGGGTCATCACAACTGCAAGGCAGGCCCGCATGTCGATCCGGGCCGAGAGCGCCACGCAGGATTTCCGGATCGGGAACTACCGCGTGAATGTGAAACAGCGGGGGCGGTATTGATCGAGCCGCCTCCCACCTATGACCGGCGCAACGAATACGAGAACCGCAACAAGCTCGAAGCGGAGCTGGCGCAGAAGTACGACAAGCGGACCAACATCGTTGTTCCCTACGGCAAGTCGCTCTCGTTCGCGGGGGTGGAAGGCCAGCTAATCACGTTCGGCTACAGCACGTCCGGCGGGTTCCTGATCAACGGGGTAGGGGCTTCCTCAAGCCTCATCTTCACGGTTTCGAGCTTCATTGTCTCCAACGGCGTCAGCAACGAGAACCCGTTCGAAGTCTCGGGCGGTGTGGTAAAGATCAAGACCGCCAATGTGGGCACGCTTACCGCGGCCAACATCAGCACATCGACCCTCTCAGCACTTGCAGCAGACCTTGGAACGGTCACGGCAGGAACGCTCAGGAACGCAGGCGATACGTTCAACATCGACGCCACCAACGGCCGGATCAGGTTCACCTCCGGCTCATACGTGCTCTACGAAGGCAACGGGTTCGGGGCCTCCAACGACCTCATCATGTGGTATGGCTCAAGCGCTACGGCGATCGGCTCGACCACCAAGACCAATGGCATCTGGGCCTTTGCGACAGACGGCAAGGTTTACTACGGCGCCGATGAACTGGTGAACACCGCAGACGCGGTTCTCATGGTTCTTCCGAGCGATGAGTTCGCGGACGGATCGGGCAACGAGAGCACCATCGAGCAGACCTTTGCCGTGACGCTGACGATATCCGGGGGCACGGCGCCCTATGACGTTTACTGGCGTGATCTGGAATACGAGCCGCTTGAAACCGGCGTTTATGGCGTTTTCACCATCGACGACCCATCGGGAACAACCGTCCAGTGGGAAGCCACAATCGATCCCTCGGGAGAATACACCGCCGCAGTCTGGCAGGCCCGCGTCAGGGATGCTGACGGACGGGTGGCTTATACCGAAGTAATCCCCCGCCTCTTCAACGAAGATTTCTAAGGAGACCACAATGCGAATGCTCGCTGTCATTGCAGCGATGGCGCTTGCCATGCCTGCCTATGCCCAGCCGCCTGTCAGTTTCGAGGTTGAAACCAGCGACCTTGATCTTTCGACTCCTGCCGGGGTCAGCCGCCTGACCAAGCGTTTGGTGGCCCGCCTGCATCACTACTGCGGCCGGATCGGAGAATCGCGCGCCCTGGTAGCTGGCGGCTATGTCGATGGAGACGCCGACGTAATCTACAGCGAGTGCCTATCTCAAGTCCGTGTCAACGATTCCCGGCCGGAAGTGCAGGGCGCAATGTCCCTCGCGATCAAACGTGTTCGCGGATGACGGGCGGCGGGCGTTTCTCCCCGAGAGGGCGCTCGTCGTTTCCCCATGACTGACCTCGCAACCTATCGCCCCCTCATCGAGAAGGCGCTGGCCCACACTGACGGCGCATGGACATGGGAAGCGCTGAAAAAAGAGGTCGATGAGGGCCGGGCGTTCCTGATGGTCTCGAAGTCGGGCAAGTCGGTTGTCGTGCTCCAGCCCGTGCATGATGTGCATGTGTTCACGGCTTCGGGCGACCTCAAGGAACTGATGCTGATGGAAGCGCAGGTAGCGGATAACGCCCGCCGCTCCGGATACGACCGCATGACCATGATAGGCCGCAGCGCGTGGGAAGCCGTTTTGAAGCGCCGCGGCTGGACGAAAGAGCATTCTCTAGTGAAAGCCCTCTGACATGAGTTTCGGGAAATCGAAGTCGAAGACCTCGCAGACGCAGTCTCAAAGCCAGACCAACACGCTATCCCCATGGTCGCAAGGGCAGTTCGAGACGCAGTCCAAGGGCATGTTCGATGCGCTCGCCAACTACAACCAGAACTCGCCGTTCAAGGCTTACGACAAGCCGATGGTTGCAGGCATGTCAGGCGGCCAGCAGGATGCACGAGCGCTTGCAGGGCAAGCCGGGTTCGATCCGGCGACCGATGTCAGCAAATACTACAACCCCTATGAGCAGGAAGTGGTCGGCGCTGCGGGAAACTACTTCGATGAGCAGCTTCAGGGCGCGATATCGAACAACCAGGCGAGGGCTACCCAAGCAAGGGCCTATGGTGGATCACGCCACGGCGTAGCAGACGCCGAACTGATACGGACCTCGGGCATGGACAAGGCCAACATGATGGCCGGTCTCAGATATCAGGGGTTCAACGACGCACGCGACACCGGCTTCCGCGCCGACGAAAACCGCCGGATGAATGTTGGAATGCTCGAACAGCTAGGCGCCAACGAGCGCGAAATCCAGCAAGCGACATTGCTTGCCCAGAGAGCCGAGTTCGACCGCGAGGCCAAGGACCAGCTCGACCGGCTGATGATGGACCTGCAGATCCGGCAGGGCATCATGTCGGGCACGCCGATGCTCACTAACTCGACCGGAACGGGGCAGGCAAGCGGAACCGGATCGCAAAGCGGGTTCAACTTCAACCTTGCCGACTTCTGGTCGCCGGTTCCGGTGAAATAGGACGCGCCCATGCCCCCGCAAGGACTTTTCGGCTCCGCTCATATGCAAAGGCCACAGCGGCGAGCGCTATCGCCCGACGAGGAGCGCGACATGCTTGCCCGACAGGCCATGCAGCGCCAGCAGATGCAGGCCCCTGCTGGCATGATCGGCAGCGCGGCCCCGAAGAAGCGCGGCGGCATCTGGAGCGACATACAGGCCGACCCGCTGGCCTTCATTCTTGGCGGTCCCGGCGGAGCGGCATACAGCGCCAATCGCAGGGCTGAGGCAGAGCAGAAGGCGCAATTCGAGCAGATGATCTCCACGCTCCCGCAAGAACAGCAGATGGCGGCGCGCCTCAACCCGGAAGAGTACGGGAAAAATGTCGCTTCTATGTATGGCGCCAGCGCGCCGCGCCCAAGCGCTTTTAACCTCGGGGACGGGGCAATAGCGGAATACGATCCGCTATCTCGCAAGTTTTCCATGCTGCGGAATCCTACCGAAAAGCCGCCATGGACAGGCGCCAGCAAGAACCCCGAC